TCAGCGGTCCGACTCGTAGGCCGCAACGCCGCTACCGACAGGCCGCCACTCATCCTGCGGCATGCGCGCGTCGCAGATGAAAACCTCGACCTCCCCGCCTTCTTTCGGCTCCGCAGGCCGAATAGCAGCATGCCGGAGAATCGTCTGCATGTCCGGCACGTAGCTGCTCTCCGAGCCGTGGAACGACCAGATGCCGAACTTGCCAGCGCTGCCCACCTGGTGGTCGAGTTTCACCGACCAGCCCCTGAATCGAATGACCAGCATGCCCTGCCCTCGTAGGAAAAGGCCGTAGTCTACTCCTAATCCTGACAGGCCTGGCTCGCAGCCAGGAGCTGCGCCTCGTAACCGATCCGCTGCAAGCGCTCGGCGAGCAGCGCGCGGACCTTGGTCTGTAGGTCGTCGCCTTTCCGCAGCCCAGCCGCTGCCCATGCCGGCACTTCTACCGCCGGCACTCGGCACGGCACGGCAATGGGCACTTCTACGCGCACCGTGCGCGGCTCGGCTTCCTGCCGTCCGGCACATCCCGCCAGCGCGAATACCACCAACATCAGCACCACCCTCATAGACCCAACTCCTGATCAATGACCGCCTCGGCAGCCGTACACTGCTCGCCGGCGGTTCGCTGGCTCAGCAGGCGCTGTGCCGCGGCATACTGCTCGGCGGCCTGCTGCCGCCCCTGCTCCACCGCCTGGGCTGCATCCCGGGCGCGCTGCTCGCCGGCCAGGCGCAGCGCGGCGACCTGCCTGCCCTGCTCCGCTGCTGCAGCCTCAAGGCTTCCGCGAGCCGCACGGCAGGCGACCAGATCCGCCAGCGCAGCATCGAGCTGCGGTCGGTAGTGCCGCGCGCCGAGCCAGATACCGCCGGCGACTCCCACGCCGATCAGCAGCAGGCAGGCCAGCGCGATCGAAATCACGCGGGCCGAGATCACGACAGCACCGCCTTGGCCCGCTCCCACAGCGCCAGGCGCTCCGCCTGGCCGTTCGTGCCGCCGTTGATGCGCCGAGTGATGGCGGCGAACTCGCCGCGGTCGGCCAGGTCGTTCAAGCCGTGACTGGCCCACCACCAGGCCGCCGACAGCGCAGCGAACTCCGGCTGCTCGAGCAGCTCTGGTTCCTGCTCCAGCGGCTGGCCCAGCCCGGCGCCGGCGGCGCGGTAGTTCGACCGGCCGGTGATCTGTAACAGGCCGCGCCCGCGGTACCGCCAGCCGTCGCCCGATGCCTCGTCGCCATTGCCGTTGCGCGAGGCGTAGGCGTTGTTGGCGATGGCCCGAGGGTTCCGCGCCAGGCGTTGCGCCAGGGCGTTGGGCTGGCCGTCGGCACCGCGGTACCGGCTCGGCCAGGTCGCCGCCAAGCCGCGCGCGCTGTAGTTGAGGTTCTCCACCAGGCGGGTCAACTGGCCGCTTTCATGGCCGATCTGGGCCAGAAACGCGGCGACTCGCACAGGCGACGTGATACCGAAGCGCGTCATCCCGCGGTTCAGCGCACCAACAAAAACGCCGGCGCGAGGGCCGGCGTTCGGGAGGACATGCAGCAACTGCTGCTCGGTGATAGGCATTCTGATCTCCAGGCACAAAAAAGCCCGCAGAGTGCGGGCTGGTCATAGAGTCTCGGGCTGCATCTCATGAAACAGTAACGATCAACCCTGCTTTGTTCGTGACCCGGATCTTCACATTGATCGGCGATGCAGTCCCGTTATTGAACGTAACGGTGAAAGCCGCACCCGACGGTCCGTCCCCGTAGGTCGCAGATAGACCAGCAGAAATGATCGTCCCTGTCACGTCCCGCGCCTTTGAGCCAGTAGGGTTGCCGTACGCAACTACATTCTGGTGCCCGCCGAACCCGTCGTCATATGCGACGTCAGCATTCAACACAAACGATCCGCTCACATTGAAAGTCTTAGTCAGGCTGCCAGAGGCTGGAATTGTCCCGCTTACGTCAACAACGTTGACGTATTCTGGAGATCCAACTTGGCCGCCATTCATAAGAACATCAACATATCTGCTCGCGAAAATAACAGCACCAGAATCGATTGCCGGTAAAGCAGTTTCCCCAAAAGCCTGACCTCTCTCCCAATTTCCATTGATCATTACATCGGTGTGACCTATATACCCAAGCGGACTCCCTGCGAAGTTTCCGCCTCCGCCTGTCGGGCCGTACAGCCCGCAGAATTCTCTATTGCAAGAATTGAAAACTGCCGTGTTACGTTTCGTGGAAGACGTCAACCCATTGGCCGTATTCATAATACCCCAAATGGATTCGAATACGCAGTTACTGAAAGTGACTACAACGTTACCGCCAGTACCGCTATCAGTCTTACTAAGAAAGATGGCTTGCGATGAGATGTCAAAAAGCAGGCACTCATTCATGAACAGGTGATTGTACGTGCAGTCTTGCAGGTGCATTACAGTGCCACACCTGTAGAAATACACTCGATTAAACGAGGTTGGCCCTACATAGTTGTATGCCGGAATACCTGTAGCAATACCAACAGTCTTAACAGCATCTTGGTAACTAACGAAAGCAACATCCTCAAGTACGTTGCCAGTTATATATCTATTACTGCTACCGTCAGGATTACCCTTTCTTATAATTATTGCAGGATTTGGGCTCGCAGGAGTTCCAGCCGGATAGAATGATGTATCAACGAATGCTACGCCACGGATATCGAAGTTTTCATTCCTGAAGTCATTGAACGAAATATCAAGAGCGCTGTTTCCGTCAGTATATATCAGGCTACCAACTCGACTCACAACATAACCGGCAGCAACACCGCTCGTCTTGAACGTACCTCTAATTTTTACAGACGAAAACAGAGTGGTAGACCCGTTAATTACGGCTGTTGAATTTACTCGAATAACCCCATCAGGAAGATGAAGTTCTTTGTTATTTGAAATGCAGTACCTAAGAGCTGCCAAATACGATGCTGATGAGTCTATGGTCTCACTAACCACCCCCCCAAAATACTCCAGCTTCACATCATCAAAAATCCTCAGCCAGCATCCAGACCCAGAAGGGTCTGTTTCTCCATCGCCATCCAAGTAGTCTGAAAGGGTGGCCTGCGAACCATCCCATGGGACAGTCGGGCTAAAGATGGTTCCTCCGTCATGCTGAGATTTAGGAGTAGATGGGCTCCAAATAAATTCCCCACCACCAGACGTTCCAAGCGGATGATATGAAGACAAAGATAGCTTAAGATCTAATCTTTTAGTCTGATTTTTTATGTCCGCAACTGAAGATACAGATACAGTTGCGTTACCAATGATCGAAGATCCTTCGCTGGGAGACGTGCTAGTAATTTCTTGACGAAGAGACTGATCACCTCGAACAACAAGTAGACCTTCATCTTCAGACCAATTGCCAGAAAGAACGACAGGGAACGAAGATGGAAGTTTTACACTATAAAGATTGCCACCCCGCTCGATGGTCTGGGTCGAGCGATCTACGGTCAACGGGGAACCATCGACGTACACCAGCGTCGGCAGCTCGAAGCCGGAGTTGGCGAGGAAGTCGTTGACCTGCTGTTCGACTCCAAACCAAGTCTTTCGAGATACCCCGAAGCGGTCAACCCACGAAACGCTTTCGCGATCATTCATCGCATAGTCGAAATTCTTGGCGTTTTTGTACAAGACGCGAGGGTCTTTCGAGCCGAGCGGGAAGCCGCTGGTATCGTAGTCCATGCTTTTCTCCAAGCATAAAAAATCCCGCTCTTTGGCGGGCTAGGTTTTCGTGTGCGGGTCAGTTGGGGGCGCTGGCGTCGTCGAAGGTGTAGACCCTGGGGTCATAAATCACCGCTCGGACGGACGCCGAGGTGTTGCCGTTGGGATCGATTGAACTGATCAGGGCCGGGTATGGGTTTCCCAGCAGCAGGTGCGGCGGTTCGATTTCCCAGGAAACATCTGGGACGAAATCGATGCTGGGAATGCTCAGCCGGTAGTCGTCGATCCTGGATGCCGGGTAGCCACCGGAAACCGTTCCGTCTGGGCGTCGTAGGTACAGCGCCGGAGAGTTCAGCAGCGACCAATCGAGCGGCTCGCTGGACTCGATCAGCACCGAGTTTCCCGAGATCACGAACGATTTCAGATATGCGCTCTGCGCCAGCCCAGGGCCTGGAACATCGCCGGCGAGGGCCACATAATCCCAGAACTCGCTGTTCAGCGCGTCGAGGCCGGTATCGAACGAATACTCGGCTCGCCGGTATCGCTGTGCCATCCTGCGGCGCATCCCGTAGCGCCAGGCTCGGTCGCGGTTTGTGACGCCGACAGCCGTGATCTTCTCGACCTTCCGACCGACATCGCCGGGCAGGCGGCACTGGACGGTATCTTCGATCCAGCCGTTGGCATTGACGAACTCCACATCGACTCCGTCGTAGTCGTCCTCCGACGGAGCGCTGATGCTGATCCTCAGTGGACCATCCATGTTCTGCGGCGAGTACATGTGCCCGAACGTTGTCCTGGGCTCATCTCGAGCCGCAGAGATCACGCCGCGCTTGATCGTCTTCTCCGCATATCCGGCTGCAAGCACGTCATCCATGATCTGCGCGACCGTGACCTTGCCGTCCTCGTAGATCATGTCAAACGTGTCGCCGCGGGCTTTCCAGAGGGCGTCCAGCCGATCCAGTTCCTCAAGATCGAGATCCGCATCGGTATAGCCTCGCTCCTTCGCGATGTAGCAGAGGAACGGGACGATGTCTCGCGTTGCGAGTTCAGGCGTCCATGCTCCGCCCTGGCGGGTTGGAAGCATGCGAGTAGCCTCTACCGAGATCCGACTCTCGGTCTGTGCGGATATGCGATCAGAGGACCGATACCGAACCGCGAGCACCGTCACGCCAGCGTATGAGGTCGGCGCCTGTAGCTGCGAACGCAGGCCGTACCATTGCAGCGTGTCGCGGAACTCCAATTCGTTTTTCCCGATGGGGTATCGCTGCCGCATGCGGATCTCTGGACGCATGGCGTACGGGAGATTCAGCCGCGTCGTGAACCCGATTTGATCGAGCGTGGCGCCATTATGCTGGTAGTCGAGCGAGGTCCATGCGCCGCCGGTATCCATATCGCGATACTGGACCGTGTAGTAGCCACTCAGCGGAATCTGGTTGCCCTTCCGGTCGATGAAGATCAAACCGTTTGGGCAAAAGATGTCCCACTCGACAACGCTAGTTTTCTCGCCCGCTGGGCACGCCGGGAATGGGCCGCGCCAACCTCCCTCGGAGTTCGAGGTATCAACGGTGATGCGCGACGTACTTGAGTTGAGCGGAGAGAATCCTGGCCAACTGGGATCGGTAGCCCCCGCAGACGTCAGGCGCTCTACGGTGATCTGCTGAGCGCTATACGCAGTGATTCGGAACCGGAGCCCGCGCAAACCGATTGCAGCATCACCGGCGCCCACCTGCAGGGCATTTACGGGGGCGCCGCTGTCGTAGTTCAGCGTGAGGTTTGTGGAGTTGACGGTGTTTACGACGTAGAGCCCCGAGTTAACGCCGACGACCTGAATATCAGTCCCGACATCCAGGCCGAGCTGCGCGATATCGCCCGAGATCGTGTCGCGCGCGCTTCCACCGCCGTCGACGACGGTGTACGGATACTGCGCCTCAACTCGCAGGATCGTTCCGGCAACCCAATCAGCCGGGAACGAGCCGGCGCCAGAAGGGATGATGATGTTGTTCCCCGAGAACGTGAACGTGGTCGCGGTTGGGTTCGGGGTGAGCGCCGAGGACTCGGTGAGTTCCAGGCCCGCATTACCTGTCGAGCTAGCGCCCACTTCAGGCGCGGAGTGCCACCAGATAGCGGATGGATGCGATCCAAGGTTCTGGCCTGGCTCGAAAATCTGAAACGAAGCTTCCGCGCCCAGCGCGAGGAACGTGGTATCGCCGATTTTGACGCCGCCCTCTTGTATCTGGAACCGACCACGGCCGATGCACAACAGCATTTCGGTCCACTGCTCGCGCGGTCCAGCAAAATACTTCCTGGGAGGCAGGATGTAGTCGGGGAAGATCAGGCGACGGCCAGCGACTTCGCGGATTGCATCGCCCAACTTGACCTTGTTCCCTCGCGCACTGGAGTCGGCCAGTGACTCGCCCTGCCCCGGGTTTGTGGGCATGCCGGGCAACTGCGGCATGAGCATCCGGAATGCCGACTGGACGCCCTTGAACAATGCCGCCGTAATGGTGAACGGATCAGTCCCGCGCGGGAGCTTGTAGATCCGAACAATGTCGCCGCGGTCGATGATGCGCTCGGCCCACTCGCCGGGGTGGATGAATTCCTCATGCCCCTTTTTCTGCTTGTCGGTCAGGTCATCGCAGAGCGCAACCTCGGCGGGGACAACACCGATGGAGAACGGGTGTACATCGTGGCAGCAGTATCCCGGAGAGTTCGCGGTCAGCCACGCATGAATAGTCATCCTGCGGCCGATCGGATGCCGCTCCAGCGGTTCTCCGTCAAGGAGCGATGGGTAGATTTCGATCACGGTAGAAGACCACCTTGGAGTATTTGTCGGAGAACTTCTGGAGCGGGGTGAGCGACACCCCGCTACCCGGATTGATTTCGAGAACCCGCAGGCGTCCATCTACATCGACCAGCAGGCCTACGTGATCGAGCAGCCGCCCTCTGTAGGCCGCAGCGATGACCCCAGGCCCTGGCTCGCATTGCTCAAGCGCGCGCTGGATCTCCATATCGCACGCCCGCTGCATCGAAACCGGGGTGAGTCGCGTGACGCCGCCGAAGTCGGTCAGCATCGGCAGTCCGAACAGCTCAACCCGCGCTATGAGCGTCAGGCCCCAGCAGTCAAGGCACGGCAGGGCCCGCCCGCCCTCGGTATAGATGGCGGTGAGGTATCTGTTCGGCATGGGATCAGGGCCAGTATTTGAGGCCAGGGAACTCGCTAACGTTGTAGATGTGGCGCAGCGCGGCGGTGTTGATGAGGTCGTAGTAGCCGGCCTCGACCTGAACAGTGAGACCCTCGAAACCCGGCGTCTTGACCCTCATGCGGTATGGCCGCTCAGCGGGTGCTGTGAGATCGCTTTCCAGATATATCCGCAGGATCAGGGTCACATACTCCCCCGCCTCCAGGGCTTCGTTGATACGCTGCTGTGCGAATCCGGTCACGTTGTCGATTGCGAATCCAACGTTCTGGTTTCCGCTGTTGTCTCGCTTCGGAATCGATACGTCGATAGCGCCAGCGATGAACGTCAGCAGGCGCCCGTCTTCGGTCATGCAGGTGAGATCGTCATAGCCCTGGCAGATGAGGATAGGCTCCGGCCACGCCGGGCATGACAACTCGACCGTGGCGAACTGCAGGTCTTCACCGCCGGAGGCATAGAAGCGCTCAAGAGCCGTCGCCATGTCGAGGCCACTCCCTGTTCATTGCGATGTCGAAGATATCCGCGAGGAGGATGTACTCGGGCAGAATCTCGGCCCACCCAGGATCGATGATGGGTCGCTCACGCAACTCCAGTGTGGCGGTGAAATCCCAGAGCGAGATACTGCCGCTGACCAGCTTTGGACCATCATAGATGTCGGTGAATCTGGCGGCATACGCACGCAAACCATCAGGAGTCTCCGGCGTCTTTAGCGGGCATTCGAACCAGTGGTAACCATCCACTAGAACATCGCGGAACCATGCCTCAAACAGCATTGCCTCGCTGTCGCCGAGCCTCCACCTGACGCTTGCCATAGTTGGAGTAGCGGTGAAGTGACGCCTCTGCCTCGCCCTCCCCGTCTGCATCTCCGTGCGGATTAGAGGGCTAACAGGGGTAAGCCCATAGCCCTCCCGCTGAGGCGGGCAGATATTTGGGTACTGCTTCATGTCCCGCTCCTTCGAATTCCGAATGCCTGGGCAATCGCTCTGGATGCCGGGCCGTCGCCATTGATGTCAGCCACGAACACTTCCAGGAACTCTTGTCGCCCATCTCTCCGGCGCTCCACCTGGCCTGCACGGGCTTTGTTCTCCACGATGTTGACGGTGGTATTCCCGCTCTGTCCCTGGTTTGACCGAACGTCATCAAGCGTCCTGTCGAGCTTTGCGCTCGTCTCTGCCGTCGTCACCCTCTCGCCCTTCTGGAGTAACCAGGTGCCGGTCTCCGGAACAGCATCAATGCCATCGTGAGCCATGCCAGCAAGGGCGGAGGCAGCAACGCCGGCAACCATCGGGGCAGTAGCAATAGCAGCAGAAGCCGCAGCGGCCGGGGCCAGCACTGGACCAACGATTGGGATTGCAGCGGTGCTAGCAAACGCCGCGAGTTGTGCCTGGAAGGAGGTGGCTTGCGCGTTCGCGATGAGGGTAGAGGCGGCGCTAGCCTGGGCAGCCTTCCCGCTCACCAATTGCACCGCCTGATAGACCAGCCATTGGGCCGCCATCTGCGCGAGGGCGTTGATGATGCTTGTGGCCATCGTCTGCGCGATGTTCTTGAAAACATCGGCAAGACTCTCGCCGTCCATGATCATCGAAGCGATGCCGTCTCCTACAGCGGAGGTGAGCCCGTCCAGCGTCTGCGTGGTGAAGTCGGCAGCTTGCTGTTGATAGTCCGTGGCTGTGTCGCGGTAGTTCTCCCAGGCAGACGTGACGCCATCCAACCAGTTGCTCTGAGCCTCATCCTGAGCTGCGTAGTACTCATGCTGGATTTCCAGGCGCTCGGCCAGAGCCTGGCGCAAGAGATCAGTTTCTTGGTCGTAGAGTTCCTTGGTGATTTCTGCACTGTTGAACTGCTTCTGGAGATCGGCAAGCTGTTTGTTATAGTCCTGCTGGATCTCCAGGTCTGCCCGCAGTCGCTCTCTCAGCTTGTCGCCGCTTCCCGATCCTGCCAGTTCAATCGCAAATCCTGCCCGAGCAGTTGCGTTCGATTCATTGAGCGTTGCACGGAAAGCCCGAGCCTTCGCCGCATCCTCGTTCGCCTGCTTTAGCTGCTTCAGGCGGTCAAGCTCTTCTGCCAAGCCATTCAAGCGTTTCTGCTGCTCGGCATTGATTCCAACCAGCTTGCCCGACTCAATTTCGAACTGAAGCTTTGCTACCTCGGTGGCGTCCTTGCGTTTATCCACCTCGGTGTTGATCAGGGCGATCTGACGTTCGTAGTCCTGAGCGGTGGAATCTATCTGCCCCTGGAGCTTCTTCTGTGCTGCCTCAGCAGCCTTAGCAGCGGCCTCTAGCCGCTTTTGCTCGTTGGGGTCCACTCCAGAACCGGTTCCATCAGTTTTCCCTTGTCCTGGATTGGCAGCAGCAGCGGCTGCTTTTGCGGCCTCTTGAGCTTTTTTTACATATTTCTCGAAATTCTCACCAATCAGCGGAGACTCAAGGTTCTCTCGAATCTTCCGGCTAGCCTCATCGGCAATTGCAAACTGGGTTTTAGCCTCATCCGCATATTCGGCAGCTTTCTTCGCATAATCATTGCCAAGATCACCAGGCAGCTTTGCAAGCAGGTCAAATAGATCAGCCCCTAGCGAATCAAGATGATAAGCGCCAGTAGCAAAAACACCGACAACAAGATTCGCTGCCGAATCAAATACCCTGACTATCCCATCGCCAACATTGCCAATAAATGCTGCGACTTTGACGATTGATTCGCCAGTGTCTTTCGCTGACTTGCCTAGACCATCAGTTTTCCCGATAGCCGTATTAATGTCTTTCGTGAATTCGCCAAGCACTGGCAGAAAGAACTCCACCAAATTATTTTTGAAGCCAGTGACATTCTGGTTAAGTTCTATGAATTCCTTAGATAGCTCTTGAGAAACGACTATGGTCTGAACGCTTAGTATTGCTCCGGCAGCCTCAGCGGCATCTCCTAAAGTCTTGAACTCCTTCCCATTCTCTTTTAGAAGTGGCAATAGTCCTGTTGCATCACTGGCGATAGCCTCAAGGTAGAACGTCATCTCACTCTGAGAGACGTTTGCTTTCTCCAATGTTGAGACATAAAGCTGAAGCGCATCAGCGCTATTGAGCTTCCTGAACTGATCGGCTGTAACACCAACCTTCGGCGCAACACGGGTAAAGAAGTCTTGCATCCCGCCGCCGCCGGTGTTCAGAAAATCACCGACCTTATCATTCACATCCTTCAGGATGTCTGCGAACTTCTCTTGGCTGATCCCAACCGTGGATGCACCAGCGGCTAGCTTTTGAAACGTCGTCGTATTAAGGCCGGCGACATTAGACAGATTGACTATCTCTTTAGAAGCCTGCGCGGTTCCAGTGGCAAGCTGCTTCATCGCGCCAGGAATCCCAGCGATGAAGTCGCCGGCGAATCGGCCAACCACCTCGCCAGCAGCAATCGCAGAGACTTTTATTTCGTTGAAGCTTTTCTGAGCCTTCCTGCTGGCCTGATCCAAAGGCCCAGTGAACCCGCCAATCTTGGCGATGAGATCGAGCGTAAGCGTCCCCAGGCTGTGTGATGCCATTGCGGGCTCCAATGAAAAAGCCCGGAATGCTCCGGGCAAAAAGAATGGCTAAGCCCAGGTCTCAAGGGCCTGATCTAGACTGATTACGGGCTCTTCTTCATGCGGCATGAAGTCGTACAGCTTGTACGTCTCCTTACTATGCGAGTTGGTGTAGAGCGCAGCGAGCAATGCAGAGCCGCGCTCTACCCTCATGCCAACATGGAGACTCCCCCGCTTGTCCCGGAACTTGCACCAGCTCAGGAACTCCCTGTAGCTGAGGCGAGACTTGGCTTCCGCAATGGTTCTGCCGCCAATCCCGCACATCACCAGCTCATGCCATACCTCATCTAGTTCACTGAGCTGGTCGTCTTTCCCAGGTTGTTCACCTCAGCGATCACAGTGAGCAACGCTATGGTCAGGTTTCCATCCAGGGCGCCACGACCGGGGTCAGCCTCGCCGGTGATATCTGCCGGCGTGAATACCGGCTTACCCTCTTCATCCACGATTGACGCAGCGATACGTCCCGCTACGCCATCGACCTTTCCATTCATCGCAAGGAGGTCGGAGACGGCGGTGCTGTACGACAGGGGCCGGACGTAGACGGTGGCGGTCAGTTCCTTATCGCCCTGCTTCCAGGTGATCTCTTTTTCGATAGGAGCCCCGGTGAAGGCACCAGCTTCTTTAAGCGAATCAATCGACAGATGCATGACCACTCCTTACGCGGATTTGCGAATCCAGGCGGAACCGCCGGAGCGCTGAATGGTTGCGGTCGAAGTGACAACAGCGTTGGCTGCGAAATCGAACGGGAAATCGCTCACATAGCCGCGGAAGACGAACCAAGTGCGCGTCGGCGGCAGAACAAAGTCCCAGTCGCCGTTGCTGTCCTGGGCCTCGGTGGGTGCAATGCCGATCCCGTCAGACCAGCCAACCGCGAAAGCGATGTCCTGGTCGACCTGGTCGTCAGACTCCGAAAGCTGATAGAGGCGGATATGGGAACTGTTGCGCGGGTCAGCGTTGAGAGTCAGCGAAGCCTGCCCCGGCGTGCGCAGCCCGCGCAGGTAGCGCCGAACAGTTTCGCTAAGGCATGTGGTTTCGATCTGGTCGGCAGGGTTGCCGCCGGGGTTGAATGCGGTAGCGCACTCGACCTCGATGACTTCGTGATCGCCAGTCGGGCTGCCGCTAGAATCTCTGGACGGAACCAGGGCATAGATCTGAGTTCCTTGAGCCAAAATTGCCATTGTGTTTCTCCTGTGGCGGGTTTCTTGAAGCACAAAAAAACCCGCACGCGGCGGGTTGGTCGGTATTGGTTGGTCTATCGCTGGACTATCCAGTCGACGTCAAAGCTGACTCGGTAGGTCTTGGTATCAGGGTCAACAGATTCCCCTCCCCAGCGGACCACATAGGCTGAAAGCTCAATCGCATCCCTGATGGCCTTGGCGGCATCTCGAGCCTCCGCAGCAGTGGCCGAAAAAATGTCCACTTGGATGGTGAACCCATCGGCGTCAGGACGGCCCCATAGGTAGTTCTCGGGCGATCCCGATATGGTCTGCCATGTTGCATACGGTTTGACGACGAGCTGGGGGGCCAGGCCAAACTGATAGATCCTCAGCGGGGACGCGCCAAGGATCGCGGTAACAGCAGGGTTGCTCGAGCAGACCTTGTAGATTGGCGGGTACATCACCCCTCCAGAATTTTGTCTATTTGCTTTTCTAGCTCGATGGCAAACGCATTCGTCGCTTCCTGAACGGTGGTCTCAAGTGCTGGTCGCATGAACGGCTTCGCCCGAGTTCTTTCTGTGCCAAACTCAACCAGCCGCCAGTACCAAGTATCACCCCCGGGGTTGTTCCTACCCTCCCCGCTGAGTTCTCCGTATTCGCTCATATCCCGAGCGCCGCCGCGGACTCCTATTCGATAGCCAAGGTCGCCCGTCTGGCGATTCATCCTGGTCATCCACTGCATCGCAATGTTCTTAGCGATCATCTCGCGAGTGGTTCTATCGTCAATCCCTCTCGCATTCTGACGCGCCTGAGCACGAACTATTGAGGCTGCTCTTGCCAGTGCACGACGACCGCCTTTCTTCTTCACCATCGGCGACATCTGGTTCAGCTTCTCGATGACCTCATCCATCCCGGTCATGCTGAATTCGACGGTATCAGCCATGGAATCTCCGGAACGCAAAGCTAGTGATCCCTTCTCGGCCGAGATCGGATTCCACCTCGTTCATTTCCACCAGTTCGAAGCCCTGCCGCTCGCACCAGGCAACCAGACCAGGGAGGCTCCAATACCAGCAATGTTCGCCCGGCTTGTAGTGCTTGGAGGCCAGGCAGTCGGCCTGATCCTTGTAGATCGGCATCGACACGAACAGCCACTCGCCAACGTGGTCCAGCAGTTTCTCCGGCTCCGGGATGTGTTCCAGGCTGTCCCAGCAGGTCACGGCTTCTGCGTGGTGCTGGTACGGGTCGTAGTAGCGCTCCTGCGCCTTCAGCCAGTCCACCGCCTCCGGGTTCACGTCGAAACCCATAGCGCCGGACTCGGTGACGAAACGGCCTCCGCCGATACCGATGTCTACCACCTGGCCGTCAAAGTGACGGCGCACCAGATCAATACGGGCCTGGGTCAGCGCAGCGCCCATCGGGGTAGCGTCAAGCAGCTGGTACTTCTCGAAATACGGCCCGCTATAGTCCATCGGAAGGCGCGGGTGGAAGCCCATGCCAAGCTCTTCAGACCAGAGCAGGCAGTCGGTCAGCCCAGGCGGCAAAGCGTGCGTCATGCCTGGCCCTCCTGCTCACTTTCGAACAAGCGGAAGAAGTGCTGTTTGAGTCGTTCGTAACCTGCTTCTGTCAGGCAAAGGTCAACATACTCCCGACCGTCAACCAAATAGGAAGAGAGCGATTCGAGGTCAACAGTCGGGATCAATCCCTCATCGGAGCCGAGAGCGTATTTCGTGGTCATGGTGTCATCTCGATTTGAAGTGCGTCAGCCCACTTCGAAAATTTTCTTTCGTAGTCGGTGATTCTCTTGTCGCAGTTGTGTTCTTTGAGGGTGCAGCGGCAGAACCTGTCGGGGACCGCGAAGGTGATGCGGGACAGGTCCATGCACTTGTCGGTGATGTGTTCCGGCGAGTTGTAGCCGCCCTGGCCGCCGCAGATGATCCAGGCCGGCACCTTGGCGGCGATGCTGGCCGGAACGATCCAGCCGATGCCGCCAATCACGGCATCTGCGTGCTGGAGCAGCGCCAGCAGTTGTTCAACCGGCAGTTCGCCCTTGTGGAACTGGATGTCTGCCGGCGGGAGTGGATCAAGCGCCCATTCCTTGCCCGGCTCCAGGTCTGCCACGGAAACCACTTTCCAGCCCCTGCGGCGCATCTCTGAGGCAGCGCTGGCGATGTACTCGGGCAGTGGGTTGCGCGTGTCTGCGCGCCACTCAGCGCGAACCGTGGCTGGGCGAACCAGCACATAGCGCCCATCGACTGGCGGAGGACCAAAGTCCGGCAGGTCGAACTCGCCGGGTTCGCAACGGAACGCCTTGCGCAGCCCCTGAATGATCGGGTCTCGGCCGTAGGCGATGCGCATTTGGCCGCCGCCGACAGGGCGGTGCCAGTCGTGCTCGCGCTGGATGTTCTTGGCCTGGGTTCTCAACTGCGTCGCCGGGCGAACGCACTTCACGTCGAGGTCGAGGTAAAGCTCTGGCCAGGGTGTTTCGAGGAATGCGCCTGGGTACTTCCTCAGGAATGCCCTGGAATAGATCGAGTCGCCGAGGCCGAGCATTCCACGGATCAGCATGGATCAGTCAGCCAGTCTGCTACGCAGTTCGTAGCCCATCAGTGGCCAGATTTTGGAGACGGCATTCTGCCGGGAGATTTTCCGGCCGATCTCCGCGTCGAAGTTCGCCGGGCTCGCACAGGCCGACTCGCCGGTGACGGTGAAGCCGTTCTTCAGTACCAGTACGCAGAAGGTCAGCAATCCCAGCTCGGCGTGGTATCCCGTCAAACGCGTCAGCTCATCCTGCTGGTTGAAAGCGGTCTTCACCCCATCCTCGGCAGTGAAGAAGTATTCACCCACGATGTTCGCCTCAACGTCAGCAGGCGTGATGCGGGGAGCGGTCAGGCCCTTGGCCTGGATTTCTTGCTCGATTGCTTGGTCGGTCATTTCATGATCTCCAGAAACGACGAAGCCCGCTCAAGGCGGGCTTTCGTTCGTCGCGATTGGGTTAGGCGGCGTCGAGGCCGAAGGTCAATTGAAGCTGGTTGATGTACTCCAGCAATTCCTCCCCAGGGCTGAACCATTCGCCATGCTCGCGCAAACCAGTAAACCGCGCGTGTAGCTCTCGCTCCGCACCGAAGGATCCTGGTACAGAGGCTATAAGTTCGAGGCGTTCGCCAGCTCCAGTTTCAAGCTGATGTAGGCGATCCTCGACATTCATACTCGAACCGATCTTGATCGATCCACGACTGTTCCGAATGAAGTAAACCATGCGGCGCTTCACCTTCCCGTCACCGTCGATCATCAATTCGTTTTCCCCTACGCCAGATAGCTCCAAAGCGTAGCGACACAAGCCCGCGACGCGCGAGTCTTCGCCAGAGGCTTTGATGCAAAGATCGATCTCGTTGATCGCTTCGAGGACTGCCATCTCATCGAATAGGCCGACAGTTCGGACGAGGCTGCATTTCAGGAAGACAGCGGCTATCCGATCTATTAGGTACTCATAGGCATCGGTCGCCTTCAAAGCAGCGTCCAGCCCATCAGCCAATCTCTTAATCTCGAAAACATTACTGTCGCGCATCTGTCGTTACCTCGCTCATCAGGCGAATAGAAACGCAGCGGGGCGGACGGATGAGCGACATCCGCCGTTCGGCTGTACGGGCCTAGCTGCGTGTTGAGCGCCCTTTCGGGCCAAATAGTTACCGACCGTCCGTCAATCCATCAGAACAGCGCAGTCTCCATTCACGGCGAGCGGTGACATCGGTCTCTGCGCTGGTGATGTTGTAGACCCTGCCATCCCAGATGACCCGCCAGGTGTACAGTTCCAACCGCTCAACGGGGAACCACCGACAGTTGATCCTGGCAGTGGTCTCCGCCTGCGTAGCGTCTGCGGCGATCAACTCGCGCCCCGGTCCAGTCAGAACCTCTGCGGGCAGGTCAGCGTGACCGGAGAACAGAACCGTCTCCCAGGTCGTCGTATCTTCTCCCGTGTCAGGGTCTTGTGTGTGGACCTGCCGCTGAAACTGAATGCGGTGGCGCATACGGTAGGCCAGCATTCAAACCCCCAAGCCGCATCTGTACGGCATCAGCTTCACTTCGGCCGCCTTGCGCAGCGTTGCGATTTCTTCGGGAGCAGCCTGATAGCTGGCCTGAAGCAAAAGAAGCACTCCGATGACCACGCTAGGCGGAATGCCTGGCTCGCTGCTGACTACCTCACTGCTCTCTTCGCAATTGCAAAGGCCATCAAGAGACTGGCGCCACATGAATTGGCAGGCTTCGTCCTCGGCCCCGTCCAGCAGCAATTGGAGCTTGGCGTCATCCCAATCATGGATCACATCAAGGAAGGACTTTGCTGTATCAAGCGGGATCATGCTCATTCAGCACTTCCTCCAGCGGGCGTCGAGCGAAGCAGGTCAGTGCTGTTTCGCGAGTGCAATTGATGATCTCGATTGTCGGGTTGTTGCGCTTCAGGCGCTCGAACTCGGACGGCCACTCCGCGATCTTGCCGGCGCTCCCGAGCCCTTTCGGGTGGTCGCCGTGCCAGTGCGATTGCCCATTGGTTTTCTGCATGTCATAGCCCAGCAGGATGATGCGTTTAGCACCCCTGGCGATGGCCAAGGAAACTGCGCCGCCGCCTGAGTTCCTGTAGTGCTCGATGCGCGCCGTCTTTATTCCGAAGGGATTGGCGCTGAGTGTCAGAAGCTCACCACAGAAGTTTGCTTTAGCCTCGGCGGCGTATCTCTCCCACCAGGCCTTATCCATTGCCCACAGTGCATCAGCCCAGGGGGTCAGTCGGAACGTTGTGTTCGTGCAGATGGCCGCCCTCTGCGGCGAGGAGTTTCGCCACTCTCGGACTCGTTCGCAGTCTTCTGCTGTGAGGCTGGGGCCACTTGCGAGGCAGACAGCGACTCGCCAGCCACAGGCTTTGGGATCTCTGATTCCACAATCTGGCAAAGACCGCGCGCCGCCAACTGGCGCGCCAGGTGCTCGGATGCAAGGTATGCATCACCGCCGGCCTTTCTCACGCGACCGCCGTCCAAGTATGAGCGAATTGGTTTGATCATTACGTCAGGCATAGTCACCTCAAAGAAAGAAGGGCCGGTCTCCCGGCCCCTTCCAGTTAGCTGGCGGTCAGCGAACCAGTCACGAAAGCCTCGGGGCGATAGACCGCGAAGGCCAGCCGCTCCTCAGCGCGGATGGTGACCATGTTGTTCTCGAAGTCCTTGTCGTTCTCGGTGGAAACCAGAACCTCGATGTCCATGCGGTCGAAGATCTGGGCGCCGAGAGAGAACGCACCGGTCAGGAACTCGTCCTGAGTGATGGCCTGGGTTTCCACCACCGGCAGACGCCAGAGGGTCGGAGTGGTGCCGTTCTGCGGGCTGCCGATGATGTAACGGTTCTCGGCGTCCTTGGTCAGCTCGATCAGCGCCCAGTCGATGGGGTTGAGCACGATACCGCTGGCCGGGAACTCGGCCAGTTGCGCCTGAAGGATCGCCAGGCGGATGCGGTCGATTCGCTGCTCGGCGGTTACCACTACGCCACTCGGCGGCGCGTAGGCCTGTGCCTGCGGAATGATGCCGTGCAGATTGGCGCCGGTCCCGTTCCCGTAGAGCAGTTGGCCTTCTTCAACCAGCATCAGGCCGTAACGGGCGCGCGCATCGATGTAGCTCTGAAGCGCCGATGCGTCGTCCAGAATCTGACGACTTGCCTTGAACAGGTGCGCGATGGTGCGAACCGGCGCGTTTTCCAGCTCAAAGGTCAGGTCGGAGTACGGCTTCTGGGCGCCTTCCGAAACAGGGGCGGCGTTGTTGACGAAGCCGGTCTCGCGAACGTACTCGACGGAGTTCGACTCAGTGGTGCCAGGCGCAACCAGGTCGCGGATGGTCAGGCGACGTTGCGGAGCGGCAACGACTCCGGGGCGACGATCAGGCGCAACCAGGGCGCCGCCAGAGCTGTCGATGGAGGTGATGGCCGAGCGCGGCATGGATACGCGATGCGAACCGCGCAGGGAGCTGGTTACACCCTGCTCTTTCAGGCTCTCTGCGACCATTTGTCCGGCGGTCTTCGGTGCTTCTTCGCCGCCGTCACGCTTCTCGTTGGCCAGCATGGCTTGTTCCGCGGCGCTCAGTCGTGCTTGCAACTCACCCTGCGTTACCAGGAGTTTGTCAACATCGGCTCGTGCTGACTTGCTCATCTCGCCGAAGTTGGCGATCTGGGTGTTGACCTGTTCGGCCTGGGCTTTGATCTGGTCGCCGACCAGCTTGAGGCTGGCGTTCAGTTCGCCGATTTGTTTTTCGAAGTCGCTCATTGCGATTCTCCTTGGAGGAATTTGGTGATGTCTTGTGCTGCCCGTAGTGCAGCGGAGAGGTCAGGAGCGACAGCGCCAGGCATATCGGTCGGGGTGCCACCACCCCCGCCAGCAGCGCCAAGCATGCTGGTCTTGAAGTCGTTGATGAGTTCATTGCGCTGGCTTCGCGGCATGCCGCTGCGAGCCAGGGCGGCATCCATTCGGCGCTTGGCCAGGATGGATTCGCTGCGGTTGCTGGGAGCGCTGGAGATCTCGTCGGACTCCAGGAAGGCATCTGCCCACCCTTTGTCGACGGCTTCTCGCCCACCGATCCAGGTCTCGGCGTCCATCTGCTTCACGATGTCGTCGATGTCGATTCCCGTGCGCTGTGCGTAGATGTCAGCCAGCGTCATGTCGAATGGCTCCAGCCAGTCGGCGATCTCGCGCAGGTCGTTCCGATTGCCCATGGCGATCAGCCAGGCGTTGTGGATCATCAGGAAGGCGGCGCGGCCAATGCGGATCTCATCCCCCGCCATGGCGATGAAAGAGGCGGCAGAGGCAGCCAGGCCGATGATGTTCACCGTGACCTTGCCCTTGTGCTCGCGCAGCAGGTTGTAAATGGCCAGGCCTTCGAATACGTCGCCGCCAGGGCTGTTGATATTCACGGTCACATCGATATCGTTGCCGATGGAGCGCAGAGCGCCAGCAATGCGTTTTGCCGTGACACCTTCACCGGTCCACCAGTCGTAGCCAATCGGCTCGTAGATGGTGATCGTGGAGTCCGGGTTATCGCCAGAAGCTGCTCGAAGCTCAGGACGCCATGCATCTAGCGCTTTGGGCGCCAGGTCGCACTGGACGCCCGAGCGCGGGCGAGCCTCCGGCGCTGCCGGAAGATTTCGCAGAGTCATGGGTTACTCCTGTGGTTCTGGCTGGCTGAGCCAGTTCATGAGCGCGGCGCGGACGGCCTGGCTCTCGTTAGATTGACCGAGTTGGTCGATTGGAACTAGGTTGGATTGGACGGTGAGAATGTCTCCGCCGGGGAGTTCTGGCAGGTTCTCTTTCCGGCGACCTTCGTTGCGGGTCATGAAACCGTTTTGCGCCATGGTGCTGTACCAGGCAGCGCGACCAGCGCTATCAGCCTTCAGGAACCCCTCAAGTGAGAACTCGGCGTAATAGCGAATCCGCTCGGGCGCAGTTAGCAGCCGCTTGTTGACGCACTGCTGAATCTGATTCGTGATCGAGCTGATCGAGAATGTCAGGAACGCGAGCATCTGCTGTTCAAGCCCTGTCCCCCAGTTGCTCCCCTTGTCGGTCTGGCCGATCATCCAGGGCGGTACCCCGAACCATCTGCAAATCTCGATCACCCCATGCTCTCGCGTCTCCAGCAACTGAGCATCGACCGGATTGATGCCGATGGTTTCAGGGGTAATCCCTTGCTCCAGAACCGGGGATCTTCCGGAGTTCATCGCGCCCGACACGGACTTCACATACTCCCTGAACTCCTCCCGCTGCGCAGGTTGGAGAATGCGATCAACCTTGAAGGCGACCGTGGGTAGAAGTCCGTTCTTGAATGTGCCGTTGGCTGCGTCCTCCGCCGACATGACCGAGCCGAAGACATCAACTCCGTACCTGATTGCAGAGAGACCAATTCGACCATCCAGCGTGAACGCCGGGATGTGCAGCATGTTGGTACGCTCGATCTCTCTACGAGCACCCTTCTTTGGCGTATAGAAATACTTCAGCCGACCGTTGTCATCACACTCCAGGTCGATCCTCGATGGAAGCAGGAAGTCCAACGCAGCCGGTCTGCCAGCAGCGCGGCGAATCTCCGCGTATGCGTTACCCCAAAGCAGCATTGATGCGACCATGGCCTGCCAGAACTGGAAGGCCGTCATGTCGTCGTTGGGGCTGTTGTGAACAACATCGTAGAGCGGGAACGACCGAGCATCGACTCTGCTCCCGTCCGCTTTCCGCTCGTACACTCCCAGCGGAAGACCGGCGACAGAAGTAGAGATCAAGCGAACGCAAGCCCATACCGCAGACAGCTTCATTGCCTTGTCGACAGTGACCTTTTTCCCGCTAGACGACTCCCGCCCCAGGAACTGCGACCAGAACGCGCCATCTGTCAGGCGGATGGTCTTCCCCCCCCAGCCGAACAATGAAGACCTGGGCGCAGACGTAGCACTGCTCAGGACTTTTCCGAGACTCTTACTCACTGGTCAGCCCCTTGCGAATAAACGCCGCTATGGCGAACGCCGACGCCGCACCGGAAATGAGCGCCCAGCCGAGCCCCAGCAGCACGAAGGTTCCGGCTACGAAAAGAGCCAGACCAAGGACGCCAAAGAAGAGGTAGAGGCCAGTAGCGATGTTCATGCGATGATCGGGTTCCGTATGGCGTTCATGAAGTCGTCGCCGTCATCAACGCCGGCAACCAGGGCGCGCCCCATAGCCATGATCAAGGCCACTGGACCATCGATCTTGCAGTTGGGGTCGTTGTCGTTTTCCTTGCGCGGGTAGATGTTTTCCTTGGCATCGATCTTTGCCGCCACGTTGCCCATCATCCAGGTCATGACTGGGTTTCCGTCATGCCAGAGTGTCCGCGCTATCACCCTCGCCTCCACCTCCTTCATCGGTTCGCTCATGTTCTTCACCGTCTGGTTGAAGTCCACGACCGGGATTGAGGTGTTCGAGAGGCGTGTAATCAGGTAGTTGGCCTGCCAGTCGTCGAAGGCGGAATCCTGCAGGTCGATCTGTTTTGCTAGGTCAAGGATGTCTGCCTCGATAAAGGCGTAGTCCGTCATGCTCCCTGGAGTCAGGACCAGGTGACCCTCAAGCGCGAAGTTCTGATACTTCTCGTTTTCCTCGGCGGCAGCCTCCGGAGCGTAGAAGCGGGGGGTGCAGTAGAACTGCCCCGCCTTCTCGAACAGCATCACTAAGGCGGCCACGTCTTTCTTGCTCGCCAAATCAAGCGCCATCCAGCAGCGACATCCGGCCATGTCCGCAATCGTGAAGTCGCGCTTCTGCCGCTGCCAGGCCAGCATGTTCATCCAGACCGTCCTAGCCCCCACCCACTGGTTCAGGTGCTTGGTGCGGAAGGCGTTCTGCTTCGACGCCGAACGCTTGGCCTGCTGGAGCTGGGCTAGGAGGAAGTCAGGGAAGACCGACACTCCGTAATTCGGATTGGCCTTGATCAGGCTGGCCGGGTCATCCCACGGGTCATCCTCGTCGATCGTGTAGATGATCCCGAAAATCGTCTCATCGATCGTCTGACCCTCGAGAATGCGGATCACATCCCGTCGCTTCTCGTAGCAGGGTCCGCCGAGATTCGATCCCGCCGTCGTGATGATCGACAGCAATGGCTGTTCTCGTGCCCCCATGCCGGTCTGCATGGTGTCAACCAGGGCATCCGTGTCGTGTTCGTGGTACTCGTCCACCAGGGCCGCATGGGGACTCGCACCGTCCCCCGGGTTGCCGATAACCGTCTCGAACTTCGACATGTCCTCCATGACGAACATGGGGCCAGGGTTCTTCTGGTTGCCAGAAAGCTCGATACCGAATCGGTTACGCAGGTTCTCCAGCTTGTGCGCCATCATCCACGCTGGACGGAAAACCTCGAAGGCCTGCTTCTCGGTGGTGGCGCCGGAGTAGACCTCGGCCCCCGACTCTCCATCTGCGGCGAATAGGTAAATGCCTCGTGCGGCAAGACGGGCCGACTTCCCGTTCTTCCTGGGAATCTCTTCGTAGGCCTCGCGGAACCTGCGCTTGCCGGTGTCCTTCTTCACCCAGCCGAAGATGTTGGCCTCGATGAATACCTGCCAAGGCTCGAACACTAGCTTCGACTTCGAAGCGCTCCATTTGCCTTTGGTGTGAGGCATGAGCTGCATGAACTTGACAGCACGATCTGCCTTGGCCTCATCGAAAACGTATGGCCAATCGTCATCGCCCTGGCGATCCAAGTCATTCAGGAAGCGCTGGCATGCAAGCTTCACATATCGGCACGCAACGATAGCCCCACCCACGACATCGCTAGCGTACTGTCGCGCAATGTCGCTGGGGGTCATCTCAGAAATCCTCGAACTCGTCCTTCTCCTTCGGCTTTTCCAGGCCGAACTTCTGGCGGTCTGACGGCGTTAGTCCAAGCCGGGCCAGGTTACCGATCAGGTGGGTGTACTTGCCAACCGCGAACTCAGTCGGATCGGCGCGGTATTCAGCAAGCAGGTTCGCGGTGACCTCCAGGATGATCCGGTCCGATCCCGTCAGAACGCCCTTGATCGAATGAGCGCACAACTCTTTCCATGCGAGACGAGCGGGGCCTTGCAGATGGATGGGCGCTTCGCCGACATCCCCCTCGCCCTTTGCTGGCTCCTGCCGGTAGCGCTGAGGGTTCTTCTTGTCCGCGCCCTTGAACTTTGCGACCTCGGCAGGCTGCTTGTGACGGGCCATTCGGGAACCTAAATTCTGTGGAAATGGAAAAAGACTTGGGGGCGCGGTGTCCTAGCGAAAGGTTCTAAGGTTTTGACCCGCCCCACCCCTATAAATGAGACTTTTTCTCATTTAACTCGATTTTTCGGTCAAACCGCACCAATCCAGTGAAAACCACTGACGTTATTCGTAAATATCCAGAATCGTCGCGTCCGCGCGCTGAGGGAACCCGACTATTTCCTAGATGCTGCCGACTCCCTTGCCGTCTTCCTCGCATGGCAGGGGTATCCAGCAATAGCCATCAGGTTCGAGTCATCATCAGTGCCGCCTTGGCTCAGTGGGGTGATGTGGTCCACCTCCGTGGCGACCCTCTTCATCCCCTTGCACTCTGCACACTGGCACATGTAGCCATCCCGCTTGAGGATGCGATCACGCTTGCGGCGCCACGGCCTGCCACCGCGACCATTCCCCCATGCTTTGTCCTCTACCTCGTGCTTGGTCACTCCCTTTGCCTTTGGCTTGGTGTGGCGATGAGGGAGGTAAGGCATTGAAGCGTTCCTGATTCGGCGGAGTCCAACCTTGAAGCCTGGCTTGTGCTGGCCTGAGGAATGAGAGCTTGCCACCCTGCCATTCATCAGGATGGAGAGCCAGGAGACCAGATCGAAGCAGGGGCTCCAGAATCTTTATCGCGCTCTCTACTTCTTCGCTGTATCCGGTTACGTCATCGGGGGTCCAGGCACGACCGGGGTTGATCTCGACGCCAGCAGGAATTGGACGGTTCTTCATGTGGGCTTTCCTTCCTCAGACATCCCGATGAGCTTCGCGACCAGCAGGGACTCTGCGAGATCATTTGCGTTAGCGTCTCGCCATGGGGAGAGTCCGCATACGTGGTAGATCAGTTCCCGGCCAGGAATCGGGCTTTCGGGGCGCTCTATCTTGTAGCGAACCTGAACAACCAGCTTGCCAAACCAGCCGCGGCGCACCCGGACAGAAGCTATCTGGGTCTCCCTGGCGGATCCCATAAATACCGACATCAGATCGGCTCTCCACTCAGGTAGCTGGTGGGCGCGGCTTCAGGATCATCACCATCCTCGGCGAGAGCCTGGATCAGCAGGTGCAACAGTTGGTTGGTCTTGCGCTGCTCGCCGAGCAGGTCTCCGAGCAGTGGGCGGATATCGCTATGGATGCCGACCTGAAAAACGCCACTCAGGACTAAAGGCTTGCAACCAAGGCTCTCCGCTATCGGCTGGAGACGCTCACTCAACTGTTCGGCCTTCTCCTGGGACAGAGCCAAGTCGGTGCTGAGTACCAACAGAGACTTCTGGCTATCGCTCATCATCAACTCCAGCTTGCTTCGGCTTGACGGCAATAGCAGACGCCGCCCGCTCTACGGCAACCCGCGCCCACTTCTTCGCCCATTCGCGCGTTTTGTTGCAGAAGGTGCATTTGGTCATCAGATTTGCCCTTTCCCGCGTAGACTGGCGACGAGTCGATGCTGGTATTTCAACTCCACACCTTCCCCGCAAAGCCTCACACGCTCATTGTCGAGTGCGAACGTGACCGTGACAGCTGGAACGAGACCATCGTTGCTGATGCTCAAGGAAAGCTGGCCAGGGAGCGGCTTCCCGTTGGCATCACACAAGATCAGGCTCGTGCCTGTGTTCTTCAGTAGAAGCGGGGCATCCATCAGTACACCCTCAGAATGTGGGCCAGATTCCCCCGCGCGCGACACACAAGACCGAGCAGGATCGCTAGCACCAGGGTCAGCCAGGGTGAGACGGGATTCAGCCTGTAGCCGTGGAGCGCATCGAGCATCACGCTCAGGGCGAAGCATCCACTGCCTACGCACAGCAGGTAGGCGAGCCAGGACACCCCGCGGCGATACCTCGCGCCCTGTCGGCGGTATGTCGCCAGACGCATGCAGATAGCGCCGCAAATCATCGCGGCCACCAGAGTCCAAGGGTCAACCATTACGACCTCCAAAGCGGTCCGCTATGAAGCGGAGCCAACCAGGCGTCTTCCCCCCCTGCACCCACTCCAGCAAGCTGGTGCCCACTGCGACGCAGAACAATGCCCCACCAAAGGCGACCAGGCCCGATGTCCTTGCCCACTCCCGCCCGATGGCTTCGCCGGCGACGTAGTAGCCAACGATCCAGGACGCAGCGAAGTAACCAAGGCGAGCCCAGGCCGAGATGTCCTTGGCATACACCACGAAGAAGATAGCCCCAGCAAAAGCCCCGATCACTGCATTGGCATCAATGCCAGGGATCAACGCAGACGCACCAATACCGACCAAGCCGGCGACTGCTACCGCACCACTCGGCTCGGCCATATTCACGTACTCCAGATGCAGAAAAGCCCAGGTCATTGCCTGGGCCTTGTAGTGTGGTGCCGGCAGCAGGAGTCGAACCCGCAACCCTCTGATTACAAATCAGCAGCGCTCCCTGTTGCGCCATACCGGCTTATTGGCTGACGCGGATGGGATCGAACCATCGACCAGTCGGGTAACAGCCGACCGCTCTACCTCTGAGCTACACGTCATTGAATCGAGTTTGGAGCGGCTCGCGGGACTTGAACCCGCAACATCTGACCCGATGCGCGACAAGCCCCGCCGTTCAGGGCGGGGAAGGATAGCGCGGGACGCGTAGCGGCCCTATACTCAGACCTGTACGGATAGACAGCATTCCCATGCAGCGCCTCCAAGCCTTCAAATACGAACTGATGCCGACCGGCGAACAGCAGCGCCAGATGCGCCGCTTCGCCGGTTCATGCCGGTTCGTGTTCAACAAGGCGTTGGCATTGCAGAAGGAGCGCTACGAGCAAAGCGAAAAGAAGCTCGGCTATGCTGGGCTGTGCAAGCGGCTCACGGAATGGCGGCATGATCCTGAGACGGCCTGGCTCAAGGATGCACCCACGCATCCTCTGCAACAGGTGCTCAAGGATCTGGAGCGGGCGTACAGCAATTTTTTCGCCAAACGGGCCGACTTCCCGCGCTTCAAGAAGAAGGCGCAGTCCGACAGCTTTCGTTACCCAGACCCGAAGCAGGTCAAGCTCGACCAAGCCAAAAGCCGGATATTTCTGCCAAAACTCGGCTGGCTGCGTTATCGCAACAGCCGGGACGTGCTGGGAGAGTTGCGCAACGTCACGGTCAGCCTGAGCAGCGGCAAATGGTTCGTGTCGATCCAGACGGCCCGCGAGATCGAGCAGCCCGTACCGCAGGCTACTAGCAGCGTCGGGATAGACATGGGTATAGCCCGCTTCGCCACACTTTCGGATGGCACGTTCTACGCCCCACTCAACAGCTTCAAGCGACACGAAATCGCCTTTCGCAAGGCGCAACAGTCGATGAGCCGCAAAACCAAATTCAGTAACAACTGGAAGAAGGCCAAGACCCGCGTCCAGAAAGTCCATTCCCGCATCGGCAATGCCCGCCGCGACTACCTGCACAAGACCACGACCACGATCAGCCAAAACCACGCGATGGTGTGTATCGAGGACTTGCAGGTACGCAACATGAGCAAGTCGGCGGCAGGCACGACCGAGCAATCGGGAAGAAACGTCCGCGCCAAATCCGGGCTGAACAGAGCCATCCTCGACCAAGGCTGGTTCGAGTTCCGCCGCCAACTAAACTACAAGCTGGCGTGGAACGGAGGCTGGCTCATCGCCGTGCCACCGCGAAACACCAGTCGCACCTGCCCGAGCTGTGGGCATGTGTCTGCGGACAACCGCCGCACCCAGGCGCAGTTCTGCTGCGTGGAATGCGGTTTCGAGGAAAACGCCGATGTGGTCGGCGCGATCAATATTCTAAGGGCGGGGCACGCCCGGTTCGCCTGTGAAGTGAGCGGTGCGGTAATGCCGCCAGCAGCAGGAACCCACCGAAGCGACTCTGGGGTGGCTCAATGCCACGCCTGAGCGCCGTAGGAATCTCCAGCCTTCAGGCTGGGGAGGATGTCAATTGGAAGGACAGCGCTCTGCCAGTTGAGCTAGAGCCGCGGATAGGTGCCGGACTAGCCGGCGTCACGCCCGCAGAGCAAGGAGCCGGGGCTTTCGCCTTGATCACCAGTGGTGACCCTTGCCTTCTTCTGCCGCATGCGTGATTTGGAGTGACCGGTGCTGAATCCGGCATGGCGGTGAACTGGCTATAACGCCCACTGAACGTTGCCGCCGCGTATCCTCTTAGCGCATCAGCCTACGCATTCACTCCGTGCCGGGCTTCCACCGGCTCCCACTTCACTTTAACGCCTGCGTGTCCAAGGCGATCCCGGAGTATTAGGTCGCGGTAGGGCCGGGCACCCACCTTTGACCATCCTCGGCCGCGTAGTCGCAACCCAGAAGGATTTGGTAGCAAGGGCTGACTTATGCGCTAGGTGCTGGTTTGTGGCGGCGCGCATGCGTCCTGATTCGGTGGCAGTTTGCACAGACTAGATCGCATTTCGCTATTTCCTCTAACAGCTTTTTCATGCTGTGAGGGCTGGCAACAAGATTCGCAACATTATCAATCTTCAACTCACCTTCGCGGTGATCGAAGTCCATCACGAATGGCGGGAAGCTATGGCCGCAATCGCCGCACGGATGGCTTTTAAGGTCGTCAACCAGCTTTCTAAAATCATCCTTGAGTGCTGACTTTCTGGCTTTCGCCCGTCGCACATACGCCTCTTTATTTCTCTGGTAGTGCAGCTTTGTAGCGAAAGCCTTACAGGCGTTGCATTGGGAATGCCGACGACCTTGACCTCTGAGAGGGAATTGGGCCAATGGTTTTAGGGCGCCGCACTTGGTGCACTCCTTCTCCATCTACCACTTCTCCACCCTGCGTCGAAACAAAAAGCCCCGGCAGATGCCAGGGCTTCAGAGTTACCGATCCTCATAACGCGCAAGATCGGCAGGATGGGGAAATATTCGCTCAAACGCTCACTGATTGCAAGTCCTACGCAGCCTCTCCGACGATGATGCCCTCCTCCATCAGGATTTCACCCGCATCGAGCTCTGCCTCCTTGAGCATTTCGTTCAGCACACTGTGAATTCCTGACCTCCAGCGTCGCCTCGTCTGTTCGGGGCGGCCTTCAGATTCCCAGTTGTTCATGTCGTAGAACACGGCGTCGAGAATGATCATGTCGGTAGAGCGCTTGCCTTCTGCCCCCTTCAGCTTGGGAATAGCCCAGGTATAGACTGCCATCCCGAGGAATCTGCGCGGCGCCGGGGTGGCGATCAGGGGGATAAGCGCCTCGATTGCGGCCTTCTTCTTCTCGCGGTGAGTGCTGTACTTCGCCACAAGCGCGTTCCAGTGCCGCGGCTTGAGCTGGCTGTGCAGCCGGGCGTGCACCCAGCAATCAGCGTCGATGCGCTTGATGCCTGAAGTGTTCGAGCCCCTGATCAGCCCAGCTAAACCCTCACTGTCGGCATACCCTGGCTGGTAGAGCTTCTGCCAAGCTTGCTTAGCAGTGTTGTCGATGGTTTCCGCCGCCAAGGCAGAGACGACTGCCGACCGAATGCTGGTGTAAATGGTCATGCCGTTGCCCTCTTCAGTTCTCGCACCCGGGCCCGGAACTTGGCCTTTCCGTTGTGCGTCAATTTCGGGGCAAAGAGCGCGTCGAAGTCGGACATGCCGGCGGCCTTCCTGCGAAGGATGGTGTGTCCGCTTACCTTCACGCGCGGATCTCTAGCCCAGTTGGTTGCTGTATCGCGCCTTCCCTCGAACTCGATTAGTCCGACCTGGCTGCGCGACTCGTACGACTCCGGTCGAAATCCGCGCTTCACGTTGCAGCCACGGCAGAGAATTCGGAGGTTTCCCTCGGCATTGTTCTGGCGATCATCGTCCTTGTGATCGACATGGCAGGTTGCCCAGGTCTCAGCCTTCCCGCACAGCTCGCACGGCCGGCAGTCAGACCCTGCGATCGCCCACATCACTTGTCGATGCTCGAAGACATACCCTCCCTTGTCAGCGAGGGCATGGCCTGGTTCGAATATCCGAACGTATCCATTTGGCGTAATGATTCGCTGCTGGCGGCTGCTCAGCTTCTTGGCTACCGAGCCATTTCTCCGCATCCGGAAGTAGTGCATCTGGCAGAGCTGGGCTGTCTTGTATTGGGCATCACGCCCGCATCCATCTACGCGGCACTGCATTTGCGTCGAGCCTCCAGCCGGCGAATTTTCTTGGAGAAGACAGCCTTCAGGCGCTTCAGGTAGGGGATGTCATGACGGGCAACAGAGTTGTCACTTTCCAGTCGATCAACCTTGGCCTGGCCAATCTTCTCAATCAGGCGCGGCCGGTAGGCCATCAAATTCCCGCTCAGGTGGTTGTTACAGGCACTGCAGGACTTATTCATATTCCAAAGGTTGAAGCGGAGCTGAGGTGCTGCCCCAACACTACGGAAATGCGAGCAATGCCACTGGCCGCCCCACGTGGCGGGCTTGTCGCAACTAACGCAACCGAGATGATCATCACGGAGCCGGACGTAGCGATTGATTACCGCCTGAGCCTCGCGCAGGTGATCCGACCGACTCTTCAACTTCTCCTTCCGCGCCTTGATCTCCCGGCGGTTGCGGTCGGCGATGGCCTTCCTGGCCGGAGCCTGGTGCTTGTCCTTGATGGCCAGGGCGCAGGCAGGAGAGCACACGCGCTGGCCCAGGCGCTGCGGGATGAACTCTTTGCCGCAGGCTGGGTTCTGGCACTTCCTGGACTTGGGCTGGCTGGTGGAAAGCGTCATTGCGGCCTCCCCGTCATCAACGCGTTCCAGCAGTCGGTGAAAGACTTGCTGAAGTCACCGTAGAGCCTGGATGATTCCTGCCGGCAGGCTCGAATTCCCTCGCCGACTGCCTCGTATACAGCCACCACAAGTGGAACCCAGCTGAAGACGATCATGATCAGCAGCACAATGAGCGCTCTTGGGCGAATCGGGACTTTCCGCATAGCGCGGAAGAACAAGCTCCGGCTCATGCCTCCACCCCCTTCGCCTTCTGCTGCTCGGGCTGGAAGTCGCCGCGGAGGGGCATGAGATACCGTTCAGGGATGTAGAGCCGATCACCTTCATGGAGCACCCACCAGGCTGCCCGATTCACCAGAAAGGTCTGGCCGTCTTCGACAAATAGATCACCCGGGGAAAGTCGAGATATCAACTCGACTACCACTCCAGCGCTGATGCAGTTTGGGATTTCTTGCAGATTTAGAGCGAGGTCGCCCGTCTTGAACTTGCTCATGCGAAAGTCCCCATCTGATCAGCCGCCGCCATGGCGTCAGCCTCAGTTTCGAAGTGAGAGGAAAGGACCAGCCTCCAGCAGGCGGCAAACACGTCGCGATAGAGCGGCTCGAAAGCCGTGTCGTCCATGCTCGCCCAACTGATCGACTTGGCTTCCTTGCGAACACCGTCAGGCGTATGGATCAGGTGGAAGTGACCGGCCTCAATGGTGATCCACTCGCGGAACGCCTCGCGGCTCTTCTCGACTGCCGGGAAGCGGCCCGCTCGATCAGCCTCAAGCTTGGCGATGTACGCGGCGACGGCGTTCTGCAATTGGCCAGGACGCCCATTCAGATCCTCGAAGTATTTGGCCAGCCCGCGGATGCCACGCATCTCCTGGCGCGGCACAAGACCACCTTTCGGCTCCCAGTACTCCCATGCGAGATCCAACATGGCGAAGAACTTGCCGTGGAACTTGGCATTGCGCATCCGGGTGAATTTCCCGTGGACGACCTGGCCGGCCTTCCACTTCTGAACGGTTTCGCGATCTGCCTCGGTCGCCGGGACCAGGCCCTGGGCTGTGCGGATGAGAGCGAGTTCAGCCACGGCGCTTTCCCTTCTTCTGCTTGCACTCCCGGCGCTGCTTGCTGATAGGCTTCTGCATTGCATCTTCAATCGACCAACCACGATTTAGCCGGCTGCGCAGAGTGCATTCGGGAATACCAAGCTGGCCTGCCCACTGAGAAACTGTTTGCCGCCTACCTAGATACTCAACGAAGGTGTTTCTTCTAGTGTTATTCATCTGTTCTAAGGCAGTTGCCCAGCGGCAGTTTTCCTTGAAGTAACCTGCGTCGTTGTCAATTCGATCAAGGGAGGTGGCGTCTGGCCTTTCGCCCATATCAGCCAGGAAGTTGGAGAACGTCATCCACCTTTCACAAACAGTGATTCCTCTGCCTTGGTAGTCGACATATCGCTTGTTAGAGGGATTCGTACAGCGATCAATCATGTTGCTCCATGAGCTGTACGTTGGAGTTCCGGTCATCCCGTGAGAAAACCGAGAGCAACCGCAACTGGTCGTAGTTCGGTTTCTCATCAGATTTCCTCGGCGCATAATGACTCGGTTACCGCAGTCGCAACGGCAAACCCAATGGGAAGCCTTGCCGGCGCAGTGGGAGAATGCTTCAACAACCACCTTGCCCACCCGAAGCCCGATGATGCTTTCAGCGTCCATTGATTGCCTCCAAGTATTCCTGGCAAGAAAGGCACTTCCGAACCCCAGGAACGAGTGCCCGCCGCGCCACAGGAATCTCCTCGCCGCAGTCTTCACACTCACACAGGCTCTCGCCGACGTACTTGACTCGGGAGTACAGGCGTTCAGCGAGTTCACGCTCGGCGTAGTCATTGGCGATGTCTACGATATCCATGTCACTCACCCTCCCCTTGCAGGCTCTTCAGCAGTGCCTTGAGCTGGCGATAGCTTTCCATCGACTTGGCGTTCGATTCGCGTTCCTGCTCGACTGCCAACGCGACGTCCTCGATGCGATCAGACAGGCGCTTCATGTGCTCGGCCATGCCGGCGAGCTCGTTTGCCAGTTCGCCCAACATCTCCAGCGGGGAGGCGGAGCGCTTCGGCTCGGACTGGGTTTCGATCTTCTTCGCGGGCTCGCCCATCTTCGGCTCCTGAGGCTTGGTCTTTTTCTCGACTTGGATTCGTTGGTAGTGGTCAGTACCAGTGCGGCGGATCAGTCCGGAATCGACCAGATCGCGCAGACAGCCCTGGACAATCCGAACGTCCGGCGTGCTTCCAGTCATGTTGCGGAGCGCGGTGAGCACCTGGAACGAACGCCAGGGCTCAGAGATCGGTACGCACTCGTAGACCTTCTTCGCGATTCCGGTCTGGCCCTGCATGAGGGATTCCTGTTTTGCGGGAGTCACTGTTCAACCCTCCCCTCCGGCCAAATGCTCTTCACGACATCAACCGGGTCGCAGTCTTCCATCAAGATCATCGTGAACGCCGGGCGACCCGGCAGAACTACCTTCCAGCAGCGCTTCATGCGGCCTCCTGATCGGCTTGTTGTTGGGTGATTCCGGAAAATTCAATCCACTGGCGAGGCTTGTGCCCTTCGCGCTCCATGTACTGAGCTGACGCTGGGTCAAACCAGAGCGGAATGGTTTCCTCGATGCCGGTGAGGCGCTGCTTTGTGATGACCATCTTCACGTCGGAGTGAGATGCGTAGTACGCGCGGTCCTCTTCGCTTCCGTCCTTCATCGCGACCTCTTTCTTCTTGTTGCGCCAAACGGTGATCACGTTGTCGGCCAGGTCGGTGAGGATTGCGCCACCTCGAACGTCGAGTTTCCCCGGCAACTTGGTCTCGTCGTCAGCCTTGCGCGGGTGGGCAACCAGATGGACGTGGACGCCCATTTCATGGGCAAAGCCAACGATGGCTTCCATGGCCTGTTTCTGGCCGTTGTAGTCGTCCTCGGCCATGCCAAGCTTCGCCAAGCTGTCGACTACGAATTGCTTCACTCCGTACCGCCGCGCGGCGTAGCGGAAGGTGTCGATCATCTCGGCGGTATTGGCCGAACCCATCTGGTTGTAGATCCACAACCGGCCCCCCAGAAAATCCAGGATCGCGTGGATGTATCCGCGGGATGGCAGGTTCATTCCTGCCGCCTGGCGAACCATGCGTTGCAAGGTGCGCTTGGCCGGCATCTCCATTGAGGCGATGCAGAATTTCTCCCCCTGCCTCATTCCGTGGAAGGCCAGGTAGTTCAGAAGCTGGGATTTCCCGTGACCGCTCCAGCCGGTCCAGATAGTGACCTCACTGTCGCGGAACCGAATGGTGTCGTGAGACTTCTCCCACGGGGTCGCCATCCCCATTACTACCGGGTTGCGCTCAAAGAACTCGGCACAAACGTCATCGGCGAAGGTTTCGGCTCCTACCAGTTTCTCCGGATCAAGGGTCTTGGCCTTGGCGTAGCAGTCGTCAATGTCGTCTCGTGTGTAGAACAGGGCATCCAGGGCTTCGTTGAAGTCCTTACATCCCAGGTCCAGGATGCGGCAGCGCTCACGCCCCAGGCGCTTGATCAGTTCCTCGGTCGCCTGTTTCCCGGCCTCGTCGTTGTCCATGGAGAGGTAGATCACGTCGAACCGGGAGAGCCGCGAGTATTCGTGCTCGATCCACGCCTGCTTCTCGCCCTTGCCGCCCCCAAATGGCACCGACAACGCCGGACGACCGTACTGCCAGGCGGTCATGGCATCGATCTCGCCTTCGGTGATGGTCACCTCTCGGGCGCCTTCCGGAATCGCCTGCCAGCCGAAGAGGCACGGCTCCGAATCCTTCGAGGCAAAGATTTTCTTCTTGCCGTTCTCGCGGTCGATGCACAGCGTTTTCCAGTGGATCAGGGTGCCGTCGCGCAGAAACGGAAACACAATGTCGCGCCCCTTCTCGCCGATCTTGAATGCCGCGATGGTTTCCGGCTTGAGCCCACGGCCAGCGAGGTAAGCCATGACCGGAGACTCCTGGGCAGGCGCCTTGCACTTCGGTCGCTCCGGGCGAACATAGGATTTCTTGGATGGCGCATCGAGCTTGGGCTCGGCGATCCCCAGGTAGGATTTCGCCTCGGTGAGTGCAGTGCCCATGTCACAACTGCGAACTGCACGCCACAGGTCCAGCAAGTCGCCGGTTTCACCGGTCGAGAAGTCGCACCAGACACCTGCTTTCTCTCCCTTGAGGTGAACCCCCAGGCTCTGGCCCTTCTCGCCGTTCACGCTGCCTACGCGCCACTCCGAGCCCTCACGCTTGCCACCGGGCAGCAGGTGGTGAGCCACGTCGATCACGCGATCTGCAAGGCGCTGGGCGATCTGCGAGGGAGTCATGCCAGCCCCCTGGAGCGCAGGTAGTCCCAGCGATATCCGGAGGCACGGTCGTGAGTTTCGTCGCTCAGGATGCGGCGCTTCTCAACCGGAAGGTCGATATCGGCTTCGTGCCAGAAGTAGCCCGGCAGCAACTTGCCGTCCGGGCCGAGCCCTTTGCGGATCGATTTAACGTTCGAGGTCAGCAAGCCGGCATTGGAAAGCCATTGCAGTGAAAGACCCTGCCAGCCACGCTCAACTGCCAACCCGAGGGCATCACTCGGAGTGCACCCCTTCTCGGAAGCATCGGAAAGAACTTTCGCAATCCGACGCCACGAGGTTTCGGTCAGCGGAGCCTTCTTCGCCTGTCGGACGCGGAGAAAATCCCGGACAAGCTGTTCCGGCAAGTCGGGAAACTCGGTTTTGATTTCATCCAGCCCGATCAACCCGGAATCTTTTTTCGGCGCGGATGCGCGCTGCTCTACTGGTTCAATGATAGGTTCTAATGACTGGTTAGAGTCGCATACAGCTACTACCCCTCCCTGCACAGTGCTACTACCCTGGTCGCATGCAGCTACTACCCCCTGCACAGTGCTACTACCCCCTGCACGAATGAGACGGTAGATATTTGGGAGGTTGATACCGTCAACATTGCGGCGAACGATCTTCACCAGAGAGGCATCTTCCAGGGCCTTTATCGCCCTAATAACCGTGTCGCGACTCATGCCGGTGTCATCGGCCAAGGTATTTATGCTCGGGTGGCAATCCCATTGCTCATTCCCGGCATAGTTGGCGAGCATGATCAACACGAACTTCTCTCGTGTTGGGAGCTTCTGCTCAGTAGCCCACGCCATAGCTTGGAAGCTCATTGTGCGTTCCTCCGCAGGCGCTCCAGGTAACCGGCGCTATGCAGATTCTGCTCGAACCAAAGCGGCCTTGCGGGCCACACCATTCCAGGGTTACGGGCCTCAGTGGCTTGATCGCTATCCCAGTAAGAAAGGCATTCGCCATCGCCCTCGATGGTGTAAATGATGTCGATCAGGGGGCCGTAGAAGAATTCACGGGAACTGGAAATTCGCTTGTCTGAGAGCAAAGCATGGACACGGCGCTCCCAAAGGAACGGCTCCTGAACTTCAGCATAGAAAGCCACTTCGAACTCATGCGGAACACCAGTCCCGCGTGATAGTTCTTCAGCACGCTGACGCGGAGATCTAGTAGTCGCACCAACCTTATACAACCCAGGCATGGCAGGACTGGTCAGAACATAAACAAAACCGTATCCGCTCATTATTCGTCCTCCAGCGGGTTGCGCATGTCTTCGCGCATGGAGGCGGCGAGAATGCAGAGATCGCTTGTGAACTGGTGGAGTTGATCCAGAGTGATGGTCACGACCTGATCACCTTGGCAGATGGCAATGGAGTTCTTCGCCGGACGAAGCTCCAAGGCGTTGTAAGTCAGCGTTCGAGGTTGCATAATTCACCTGTCACCTGATGTTGTTTCCCCAAGCGTGATTCGGCTGCCACCGATCCACGCACCGACAAAGCCCTGTAGTAGTCGCTCAGGGCTTTGTTGTATCTGCGCCTCCACTCACTCGACCCCATACCCGCCAGCTCTTCAGCAGCGTTAGCCATTGCGGCGTAGTCAGAGTTCGTGAGACGAGGGCGCATAGTCACTTCGCCCTGTGCAGTTCGAGCACGGCTCGAACCTCTTCATGCCGGGCAGCCATGTGCTTGGCATGCAGGGCCAAGATTTCCTTCGCCTCATCGGCGCTGATCTCCCCGTCTTCCAGGGCCAGAGCGATCATCTGATCAACCCGTCCACGCTTAACCGCTGTACGCAGCGAACGGTGGTGCAGGTCTACGTTGTCCAGATCGCCCGCTTCCGGCGTCCGCACAAACACTCCCCCATACATCGCGCAGATGCAGTCAGGCAGATAGGAAGTCCCCATCTCCTGCTCCAGGACGTGCAGGTCGCCGTCGCTCAGGGGCTTCACGCCCGCCGTTTCGTACATCTGGTTTTCCAGGCGCTTGAGCGGAATCCCCAGACGCGCAGCAGCGCAATCGCGACCTCCCGGATAGGCATTGGCTACCGTGGTCATTACCTTTCTGCGGGTCTCTAGTACGGGCGTTTTCATGCTCTAGTTCTTCCCTTGAGGTCGGTGCTATACGCTGTCAGCCGTGAATTGAGGGGACGGCGAAAGCCAGCGCTTCGAATGTGGAGTCCGGCGCAACCGTGGTAGCTTTTTGCTTCCACACGAAAAGGCCGCGGAGGCCGGACATGACTGACTAAATCGACAAGATCGTTGCGACGATCAACGCGCAGAAAGGCGAACTGATGGGCATCAACGCCTTCCTTATGGCAATGGCACGCTCGCTAACACCTGCGGAACTCGGGAGGGTTCTCGACGGGTTCGATAACGAAATTGCGCACATGCGATCGTTCTTGGCGTACTCGCAACTGCCGGACGAAGTCATTGGGGGTCTCGAGGGTTATGTGAAGACTTGGAACGCGATTCGAACGAGGCCAAACCAGTCTTGAGAGACTGCGCCCAGAAAGCGTCTCGGCTCTCCTCGTCATCCTTCAGCGCTTTCTCGGCAGTCACTTTCTCTGGCCCGGCCAGAACCATTTCGCGGGCCAGCTCGATGAAGCGCAGCGCATCCTCTTGGCTCATGCCTGAGTCGAACTGGATGTAGGCCGTTGGCCACTTGTCGATCAGCCGGATTTCACTGGAGCTCTTCCTCGACGAGGTGGCGCCCAGGAAGTAGGCCATCGCCAACGAGATCCCAAAGATCAGGATTTGCATGAATTCGGTCATGGCTGGCCTCCCGGCCGGTAGATTGGTCGGGGTCAGGCAACGGCCTTGGCGGAGTGAGAAGGGAAAGCCTTAACCTCCTCAGCCGAGTAGGTTCCGTCTGCGTTTTCGGTGACATAGATGTCACGCCCGACCCGCAACGCCTTGTTCAGTGCGCCCTGGGTCAGTCCCAGCAGCGCAGCGGCCTTGGTCTGGCCCTTCTGGGCAGAAAAATCTTTGAGAGGAATGCGGTGCATAACCCAGGTCTCCATGGTTTATCCATGGACAAAGTATTGCCGGCGGTTATTTCAAAGTCAATGCCGGCGGCGATGGATACCTATCGCCTGCGGGAATACCCTTCGCACATGAGCGACAAGAAACGTGAAATCTCCCAGTGGGAGAAAGAGGAATGCGCCAAGCTGAAAGCTGCGCTGGAAGAATTCAACGCCGGGAAATCTCGGAAGGAGAGCCTTACCCAGGGGAAAATCGCCGAGGCTCTCGACATGAGCCAGGGGTCCGTGAGCTCCTATCTCAACGGGTACAACGCGCTCAATGCGAGGTTTGCTTCGTACGTTGCCTCGCAAATCGGGATCCGTATCGAGTCATTCAGTGAACGGCTGGCAGCGGAAGTTGGGGAGATGGCCAAGGCTGTGCATGCAGAACCCGCAAAGGGGAATGTCATTTCTGCCGACTTTTCGAGGCAGAGAACAAAGAACGGGTTCATTGTCGTACCCCAATACGATATCGCTGCCTCCATGGGGAAAGGCTTGGCGCGCCCAGAATTTGATGTCGTGATCGACTCGATTGTCGCAAGCGTCGACTATCTATCTCGCAACGTCAGATATTCAGCACCAGACAACCTCGCGCTAATCACGGGCTATGGCGACAGCATGCAGCCTACGTTTTCGGACGGAGACATCCTTCTAGTCGATACCGGCATCACTGAGATAAAGATAGATGCCGTCTACGTTATGGCCCTGAAGGATGAGCTTTACATCAAGCGGATGCAGCGAAGGGCAGATGGCACTTTTCTGATGATCTCAGACAACAATACATACCCGCCCATCGAGGTATCCAGTGCCGAATTAAAAAGATTCCAGGTTCTTGCTAGGGTCCTGCTGGCCTGGAATGCGAAAAGGCTGTGATGAACACCTGACGTTCAAGGAGAGAAGCAATGGTCGATTTGCATGCTGAGTTTGGGGAGAGTCGGATTTTCCACGAGAAACGCATAGACCGAAGGTCTGTCGATGCACTCGCGGGACTGGCCGCCGGGATCACTGCTGATGGGCATATCAATCAGCAGGAGGCCGAGTTCCTACAGGATTGGATCGCTACGAACCTGGTCCATCTTGACGATCCAGTGACCAACCTCCTCTACAGGAGGCTCTCAGACATGCTTTCAGATGGTGTGTTAGACGCTGATGAGTCCGCCGAACTGCTCGAGATTCTTAGAGGATTTGGCGGCCTATCTGCTTCCAAGCCGAAGCCGAGCGACAATACCTTCACCCCATCAAATGCTCTTCCGCTCAACAACCCAGCGCCAAAGCTTGAGTGGTCAGGTCACCTCTACGTTTTCACTGGCGTCATGGTCTACGGACCCAGGAAGCATTGCGAAGAGATCGTCGTCAACCGCGGCGGGGGAATAGCCTCAGGCATCAGCAAAAAGGTGCACTACCTGGTCGTCGGCGAGATCGGCAACGAGCAGTGGCTACACAGCACGTATGGAACCAAGATCAAGCGAGCTGTCGAGCTGCGCGAGGAAGGGCATCCCATTGCGATCATCAGCGAGAAGCACTGGCAAGCCTCGATGTTCAATCTGGTCTAGGTGAGGCGAGGCGTCATCGCATATGGGCCGCAGGCTCACGAGCGCCGCATCATAGGCAAGGTCATCTGGAGGGGTGGGGATCTGTAGCTATGGGCGGATCATGGGGGGGGTGAGCTGCATGCATTGAGTCGACCTGCAGATTATCGAACGACCTGCAGCTTTTGAAACGACCTGCACTTTTCTTGTGGGCCTGCTATATTCTCGTCGACCTGCACATCCGTGCTTGATGATCATCGGGAGATTTGAATGAGCAGCGGTCTTAAAAGAATCATTGAGAACCATGACAAGTCTCTGGAAGAGCCAAGTCAGGCAGATTTCACCTTCAAGCGGCGATCCTATGCAGTCTCCAACCTGCGTGGAGGAATAGGAAAGTCGACTCTCTCGTTCAATTTGTCGTGGATGTTCACGCGCCATAGCCCTACTTTGATTGCCGATTTATGCCCGCAAAGGAATCTCACCGAATCCCTAATGCGCGGCGCTAAGGCTGAAGTTTCTATAGGGGACGCGCTCCGTCCTAAGGTTCTCGGCCCAGCCTTTGGCGATGTGCCTGATGACATCTCGTACCGTATCAGCAGCTACAACGACCACTTCAAGGGCGGGAAAAGCGGATATTTTGTTCCTGGAGATGGCCAACTCTTCGCCTTCCCCTCCGCCCTCTATCAGCAGCTCCAACAGGCTATGGCGGCGAACAACGCAAAGGCTGTGAGCAATATCCTGTTCAGCCTTCGAGACATTCTTAATGCCGAAGCTACCGAGAAGAAATGTCAAAACATCTTGATGGACTGCAGCCCGTTCTACGGTGGCGGAACCCACCTGGCTTGGTGTGCAGCTGACGCTTTGATCATCCCCGTGCGAGTGGATGAGCACTCGATTGAGTCGCTTGATATCACGCTCGACATGCTCTCCAACCCGAATAGTGATTACAACATATGGGCGGAGAGAGCCGGCGGCATGAAGCCACCAAAGGTGGCTGCGATCGTTATGACAATGGTTGGCGCACGGAGCCCGAAAAAAGGCGTGAAAGACCGAGCTTCGCAAATGTACGTTGAGCGCGCTTACAGCACGGCGGCGAAGTACCCGGATCTCTTCGACATTGCTGACCCAGCGGATGCATTCGCAATCACTGATGATTTCATGTCTGCTGGTCGAATCAGCGGTGCAGAAGGGATTCCAATTCCTAAACTGAAGGTTGGTCAGTTCCATACGGTCAATGGAAGCCGGCTCCAGGTCAATCAGTCGCAGACAAAATACAAGAAAGAGCTGGAATACCTTCTCAGCATTCTGTGACTCCAAACCCCGCAACCGCGGGGCTTTTCGTTCCAGGATGCCCTCCACTCCCGGCTCCGCACTGATCTGACGACCGCCCTGCCCCGGCGCTGAACTCGATACAGCGCCGCCCCTTCTGTCTGGCGCCGCATCCAAAGGACTCCTGAGCGAGCCCCGCCTGCGTGATGGCGACGCGCCAGGGTGCTAGGATGGCGGCTCAACTCACAGGGAGGTACCCATGAAGTCCGCAGTCATTCTTGCAGCCATTCTCGCATCATGCTCGGCCTTTGCCGCAAAGCCAGCCGCCAAGGCCTGGACCCAAGAGCCATCAAGCTTTCTTGGCCTGACCTTCGAAAGCAGCAGCGTCATGGCGCTCCCTCAGTGTGCGCCAGGCGTGATCGGTTTCCAGCAGACACGGCTTTGCCGAGAAAAACCATATGGCAATCTCTACACGATTGAGGGAAAGCCCTCGATCGGTCTTCGATACAACTATCACTTGTCCGCCAAGCTGAACGAAGGCCAGGTGGAATACTTCATGCTTACGGGTAATACCGATGATTTCGATAAAGTGACCGAACTCTTCACCGAGAAATACGGAAAGCCTACATCCCGCGCTGCTCCATCAGTGAAAACCAAGGCCGGGGCATCCTTCGTCAACGACACTCTGGTATGGGATGGCGCGCGCGTCAGCATTACGCTTGAGCGATTCTCGACAGACATAAATACCTTCGGCGCAATAGTGCTCAACAAGCCGATCGCAGAGGCAAATTCTCGGGCCGCCGCTGAAAAAACCAAGAGTGATGCCTCCAAGCTCTAGCCTCCTCTGACCGTGATCACCAAGCCCGCCTAGCGCGGGCTTTTTCATGGTCGCAAGAAAATATATCTCCGGCGGTATTGACTTATGTATATCCGGCGGCGATAGTTAATCCATAGCCGCAGCCAATACGCGGCCAGGCCACCGAGCCGACCGCTCTTTCGACAATTTGGGAACCCTCTGCTGCGCCAACGTCGCGAGACGCTGGGAGAGGCAAAAGACGCAGCCCGAGCTGGGCCGGACAGTCCAGCCGTGCAAGCCCATGCGTTGCACGCGACGTCGCTCAAGTCACCTGCCAATAGACCAAAGAAGCAAACGCAGGAGTGGGAACGAACCCCGACAAGGAGAAGCGACCGAGATGACACCAAGAGGAGGAAACCACCCATGCAGTAACAAGCCCAGCCGACGACACGGGTCGGCGCCTCGCGAGCAGTTGCCCACATCACCAGGCCGCCGGGCTGCAGCGAACCCGCGAGATTACCCCTAGTCCCCCATGACCTGCTCCGTAAGCCGATTGAAGGCGCAGCGAGGGAAGCCCAAGGCCAAACACATCTAGTCCGAGCTGCCATCGGTAGTGGTGAGGACAGCACTACGCCGCGCGAGACGCCAGATTGCTGAGCGCGGCGGGAAATCATCCTTCAGCCAGTTCCCCAGAGCTGGCTGCGGAATGTGACCAACAACGAGGAAACCCAATGAAGACGCTGGAGCAAATCAAAAATCGCGGCAGCAAAACACTGGACGGTCGTGACTTCTCGCGACTGGCTCGCTTTATCCCTGAGGACCAGCTAGCCGACTTCGGCATGACCCTCAAGGAAGAGTATGTCGGAAAGCATGAGCACATCGAATTCACTCGTGAAAACGTGCTTGAGGAACTGAAGAAAGACGTGGAGTTTGGCTTCAAAAAAGCTCTAGGCCAGCGTGGAATCTCGGCGGCCCTGATGTTCGAGGTTGTCAGCATGTGGAACTGGGTGCTCGAGGAAGGTCTTGAAGACTTCCCCGAAGATGATTACGCCCAGTACGGCCTTCCTCTGTTCAAGCAGACAGCCGTGAAGTACGGCTTCGACAATCCCATCGGTGATGACTACGGCGACGAGATTCATTACTCATCTTGCTGCTGATTCCACGCCAGATGGCCTACTCCAGCCGCACATAGCACCGATTTCTCAGATGCCCTTCGCAAGAGGGGCATCGAAGAAGTCAACACGCCCTGGAGGGCAAGACGATGAATGAAAAGGCCTTACTGGCTTTACGTCAGTCTCTTCGAATCATCCGAAGGGAGAGCGACGTACACCGAGCGCGCATCGAGTACTACGAAACGGTCGGGATGTTGCGCGGATTGCACTACGGCGGAGCGATCGATTCCTGGCAGCTGGTAGCTCTAACTGAGCTAGCAGGAAGCGCATACATCAACGCCGGTAAACCCTGGTAAGGAGACTGAAATGGCTCAATTCAACATCGAATCCCACCTGAGCGACGGCAAGAGCCTGCAATGGCTTGCCCTGCCGGACGCCGGTGAACAGCCTCTGGACGTTGAGGTGAAGGTTCGCCAGGCGGCAATGAAGAAGTTCGGACAGTCCATCTTCTTCAATTGCTGGGAGCACGTAGTTGCAAGCAACGGCTACATCACCGTGCGGATGCATGCGTGACGCAAGGAGTCGACCCGATGACAATCATTCACGAATGCGACCGGTGCAACGCGCCCGGTCGCGTGATCGAGACGTCCGACGGATTCCGCTGCGAGGGTTGCTACGAGGAGGCGCAGGAGCAGGTGCGCAGCGATGCGAGCTGCCCCGAGTGTGGGCGCCTGGGGGTGACGGCTACCGGAATTTGTTACGCCTGTGAGAACACTGCCCCGGTTCGCCGGGGCATCACCAGCTCCAACCCATTTGCCCATCCGGGCGACCTATCGCCCAACCCAGGGCAAACCTAAAACGGAGAATCGCGATGGCGAGCAAGAAAAAGGCTGCGTCCGAAGAGGTCGTGACCGCTTACAAGGGATTCAAGCAGGACCTGACCTGCCGCGGCTACCAGTTCGAGATCGGCGGCACCTACAAGCATGAGGGTGAGGTAGAGGCATGCGCTTCGGGCTTCCACTCCTGCGAGTATCCCCTTGATGTCTTCGGCTACTACGCTCCAGGCGAAAGCCGATTCGCCATCGTAAAGGCTTCGGGGCAACTGAGCCGTCACGACGATGACAGCAAGATCGCCAGCGCCACCCTGGTGGTGGAGGCGGAAATCAGCATGCCGACCATGATCTCGCGGGCCATCGACTGGATCATGAGCAAGATAGATAAGTCGGTTGAGCAGACGGTGGTAGGCGGCACAGCGTCGAACACCGGCGACCAATCGGCAGCGTCGAACACCGGCTACCAATCGGCAGCGTCGAACACCGGCTAC